CGCGAAATATTATACTACTGTAGGTCCAAGGCTGAATGTAGTTACATAGAAGCTCGCGAACAATTCTCAAGACGTGTATTAGAAAGCAATGACTGGTACAATGGACACATACAAGTACGTGTGCATGGTAGCCATATCCGCAAGTTACAGCACTCTGTTTGATCTAGGCAGCTAGATCCCCATCGAGGAACGGTGAGATACCCGGTCCGGAACTTTGGGCGTGCAAGGCAAGCAGCTAACTCAAGGCAGCAAATGATCAAGGCACTGTGAAAAAGATACAACCTTGGCTGGAACAGTTTGGGTCTATTCCGGATTGTGAAGGTTCCGTTGACATGTGAAGCTGGAGTAGGGGGTACCGGTCAACCGCCTCCGTGTAGGAAACTACAATCTCCTTAGAATAGATGACTGCTGGACTCGGATAATGTGTTCAAGTCAATTCACCCGCGGATGGGTGAATTCTGACTGAAGGATCTGGATAATGCGTAAGAAAAACAAAGTTGATGAACGAAGTGAATCAACAGATCTCGTTAGAGATCTTAAAACTGATCTGGCCAATCTCGAAATAATGCGTGTTGTATATCGCCAGCAACAAACTGATTGAAACTTTTGTGTTTGGCTTCTAGTTCGCCTTCAAGTGGTGCTACTCTGCGGAATGCCGCATCCATTTGTGCCATGTCCCGGAACTCCATGATGATCATCCATTCAGGCATGTCTGCTATACTACGGAATCCCATTTTGCAACGAGTGATCCTGTAGCTCTGCATTTTGCCTTCCGTGACAAGGTGATCAAAGAAACTTTTCATTCCGTTAACCCAATCGATATCTGAAATATCGCCTTCTTTGTTTGCCCAAATTGTGTACAAGTCTGCCATGATGTTTACTCCATTGGTCCTAAAATTTCAAATCCATCTATCTCTTGTTTATATAAGTGTGCCTGTTCCAGGTACAAAAATTTAAAGCCTCGCTGTTTGTAGATGGCACATTCGGTTTTCATGGTCTCTACACCCAGCCTTGTCTTGGGTTTATGATAAGTCCATGCAAATTGATCGCACAGTGCGTTGTGGTGATCAAATCTACGTATTAGACTCCAGGCCACCAGTTTATCTTCATCGTAATAACCAATTATGTCGGCCATGGGATCGAAATATCTACTGTGAAACATGGGCATAACGCTGCCAAAATGTTTGTAGATGCAGTAGGTGCGATAGATATCATCCAATTTGGCGATTGTGTTCTTGTCGTGTTTGTCAAGATATTGCCACGACACTGTGGGGGTATAATTGGTCTTGTCAAGATCAATCCTGGCAAACTGATAAGTCATTTTGTTGGATCCTCTCGATATTGAAACAACTCTTGCAAGTAGTCCCTGGGCCAAGAGTTATAAAACCCCTGACGTGCCATGGCATGTGCTTTGTCATTTAACTCACTAAGACACTGTACCAGTGCAAGAGCATAGGTGCCCTGATTCATGCATACCCCGTTGACCATTTCTGCATCATCGGGGTGATCCTCTAGCACAAGCAAATCTTTTTCCAATAAAAATTCACGATTGGCAATGCTCAACTCCTGGCTGAAAATTTCGTGTGTGTATTCTTTGGCATCATATGCAATGATCACCACACTTTTGCCCATGAGACCACGACGGCTGATCTGGATTAAATCATGCAACGGGGAGAGACCCAAGCGCACTTCGTAGTCACGATCCATGCGTGCTCGTCGAGCATATGGGCATGGCGGCCAGCCCCCCAGGGCCGGGTGTGGAACTTCAACAAAGTTCTTGATCCAGTGCTCGATGTCCTGTGTGACTCGTTGGTGATTTAACATGTTATGGCTTTTTTATTTGCGGTGCATTTCGAGCATGACTCAGTTGTTGCCATTCTTCTTGACTCCAGTGACTGTAGTAATTGGTTTGTTTGAGATGTTTTCTGGCCGCCAGCAGTTTACTAGCTGGTTGGCACACTATGGCATTGACTTGACCGTTGTTGGTTTGCACTCCGCTCATGTGAGTGGGTTGGCTGTGATGATCAGTTAAAAATACCAGTCCGCGATTGCTCAAAGACAGTGCTGTGGCGTATCGTTGTAGACTTTCCAGCGAAATCTTGTCATCGGCTACAAAAATTATCATGACAAAATCTTCAGTGATTTGAAATAGATCTGGATACGGTGCCTTGGCCACAATCACATTGTTTCTGGCTGCGGCGGCATAGGGGCATATCTTGTCTCCCTGCAACTCGTCTCTGGCCAGATCCACGTGATTTATCCAATGCTGTATACCCTGGATGATTGTGGCATCGGTGATCAATTCAAAATCACGTATCAAACGATGGGTCATAAAAAAATCTCGTGGTTCCGCTGTCTAAATATAATCTAGCATACAGGTTTTTTTGGTTATTGTCAACCGGATTGACAAAAATGGTGTGACTCATGGGAAGATCCCAGCCGCTGGCACAATAGATACGTTGTATATTTGTTGGACACTGATCATGTTTGCCCGATAGTGGAGTCAGTACCAATTCATGGTCGTTGTGGGCCACTGTGTTTACCGGCAACAAAATGGTTATTTTTTCTTTGAAATCCTGAGCCAACAACACCAGATCCAGATGCAAGCATGATCGATCTAGATCAGTCACACGGGTACCGCGTGCATCCTTGGTGAGTATTTGATTGTTGCCATAGTCAAATTCGTAACTGGCAATTTTTTTGCCGCTGACCACCAGTTGCTCGTACAATCCGGGTGTAATGATTCTGTGATTGAAATTTGATACCTGATGTATTTTTTTGTGTTTGTGCAAATTCCAAAAGTCCTTGATGGAATCTTTGATTGTTGTAAGATAGACGTCCTGTTGCGGAAAACTTATACCGGTATCAAATTTGTGTAACCGATGCTCCAAATGCCCACTGTTCTGAACAATCCAGTGATTGAGAGCATCAAGGTAAGCTTGTGTTTTTTGAGCTTGACTGACAGCTACAGAATTAAAACTGTGCTCCACGGGCATGGATTTGTGATCGGCTGTAAAAAACTTTTCAGCTTGTTCCTGAGTGAGTTCGCACAGATAATAATCGCAGCGATATCGTGCTGGCAACACTGGTAAGTCATGTCCTTGTGCGCAAAATACCAGTCCGTCGGCCCAAAACTCTTGATCAAAAATTTCTTGAAACACCAAATCATGGTGGTCACCAACACAGCTGGAATCAAAGCGTTTGTTGTATAAGGTGATTTTATTGGATAACCCCATTTTCTCTATCAAGTGTTGTCCCAATAGATAACGTTCGTGGTTGACTTCAAATGCTGTGACATGTGTTGCGCCGTGTTTGACAGCCAAAAAACTTAAGATACCTGTGCCAAATCCAATGTCTATGCAATTTTTGTCTTTGACAGATTTGGACAACACATGCTCCATGAATTGATTGCGATGTTTTGACTGGGTCATAAAAATTGAAACCCCGTTGTCAAAAATCCAGTCCAGGAGTTGATTGTTAAACATTGTGAGTTTGGGGTTGCTGCGATCTAAAACCAAGGTAGTTGCGTTTTCTTTGTGGTTTCTATGTTTTCTTTGGCAAGATCTGAAATCATTTTACGTTCGTTGTAGCTGAGTTGCATAACTTGTTCGTAAGTGATGCCGCCACGCATGTACCAGGCCAGCCTAAGACTATCGGCTTTTATGCGATCAGCCTCCCGATCCAACCCGTCTACGTATTCGGCTATGCCTTCGTTGGTCAGGGTCAGGAGGCGGGAGCGAAAAAACTTGCCATGTCCAGACTCAAGGCTTGTTCGTATTCAGTTTTGCACTCAGTACAACTCAAGGTCACAGGATTGATTTCGCTTTCAGTGCGCAAACGCACAGCATGATCCCGTATGGCAGCAAACACAGTGCGATCGCAATTGGTCAAGAATTCCTCTATGTGTGCAGGATCGGTGACAAATGCACCCGGTGTGCGTATGCCTGCAATGCTGTGTTTGAGTGCTTGCACGGTGAGCTGAGTGATACTTTTCATGATTTCGGTCATGCGTTTTACTTTTTCCTCATCGGGCAAATCACTATCAGGAATCAAGCGAATCATGCGTTGATTTTCAAATTGTTCTAGATTGCTGGCATTTTGATCACGATAACTCATGGGCTTGAAACAAATTTCCAAGTCTCCGTGCGTGACAGTTTCTTGAAAATTTGGTGTACGCAGTTTGTCTAGAACTGTGCGCAGATCCAAGGTAAACTCGTCTTGATGCTTGCACGCAGGGCACTCGGTTCCGATATCCATGTCGTGACCGTAGCTGGCAATACGGATAGAAACCAAAATAGAATTCATGTCAGTGACCGGTGCCTCCCAGGCATTTTTAATATTTGGTATGCAACTGTGAACCACGTCTACCACAGCTTGTCCATTGAACAACGCATCGGGTGTGCGGTAGGTGATTTCGTCTACAGCAGTCATGGGATAAACCGGCAACTCTTGGTTTTCAGGCATGGTTAAACTGTTGTCGCCCCAATACTCTCCGCCGCTGGGCAAACGGATATAGATCGCAGGCTGTCTAAAAAAAGCTTTTAAAGGGTTAGTGGATTGGCTCATAATTCACCTATAAATATAACATACTTATAGGGTATTTTCATGGCGGATTTAAATCAAGAAGCGCAAGAATTAGCGGAAATTTTAGAACGTGTCAACGAAGAGATGCGTCGCTATGGGCGCATAACAGAAGAAACCGCCGAAGCACTCAAAGCCGGCAGCGACAAAAGATCCAAAGAATTACAGGCTGGTGGCAAAGCTGCCGCTGATGCCCTAGCGGCTGTGGCCAGTGCTGGATTGAAATCTGCCAGCGCCATGTACCGCGGCGAAAAAGGTGCCGCAGCATTCAATGACAGCCTAGACGAAATGACCAAAGCGGCCACAGCCGCTGGAGTTGCACTCACGTTCTTGATACCAGGTGGTCCGGTAATTAAATTACTGGTTGGCGCAGTAACAGCTGCCACAGCTGGTCTGGTTGCTTACACCAAAGCCGCCAACGAAATGTCCGACAAGCTGTACAAAGGATTTTCAGGCATGGCCAAGTCGGGAGCAGCTGCCAGCGATGGCATGACTGGTCTCTATAATGACGCCAAGAAGCTTGGCCTGTCAATGAACGAGCTTGATGGTTTTGTCAGCTTGGTTGGTGAGAACTCAAAAGACCTGGCATTGTTTGGTGGTACAGTATTCCAAGGTCGCAAACAGTTTGCTGACCTAGGACAAGCTCTAGAAGGATCGAGAGAAGAATTCTTCCGCTTGGGCATGACTCAAGAGGAACAAAACAAGGCCACCATGGGCTACATCCGGTTGCAGACACAACTGGGTCGCACTCAAGGTCAAACCACAGAGCAGTTGGCCGAAGGTGCAAAGAAATATCTTTATGAATTAGATGGACTCACAAAACTCACAGGCATGAGTCGTGAGGAGCAAGAAAAGGCTCGCGAAGAAATACGCAGTCAAGAACGTTTCCGTGCCAAGTTATTAGAATTAGAACAGCAAGGTCGTACACAAGAAGCCAAAGAATTAGAAAACGCTTATCTGGTGTTGCGCAGTCAAAACAAAGAAGCCGCACAAGGCTTTGCTGACATTGCCACCAACAACGTACAAACCGAAGCCGCACAAAAAAGCATCATGGCCACGCAAGGCGACAGCATGCGTGCGGCTCAGCTGATCAGCGAAGGTCAGATCAATGGTCTCAAGGGTGTGCAGATGGTGGGCGAAGCCACCGGACGTACTGCCAATGAACTTGGTGCCACAATGGGTCAGATTGGCACTTACAATCAAACCTTTGGTGACCTAAACGACAGTTTAAAACTAGGATTATTTGTTAGAAATGATCTTGAAGCACAGTATGCCAAGATCATTGCTGATCAAGATAAAACCAGAACCAAGCAAGGCGATGAGCTTGTAAACAATCAAGCACAGTTGTTAAAAACTCAACAAGAAGCCAACAAAGCCACCGAAGACTTTGTGTTCAAAGGTGTGGCACCTGCACAAAAGGCCATGATCACTCTGGCTGAAGCCACACGTGACGCCGCCAAGTCACTTGATGACATTACTGGCAAGAAACGCGGTTATGGTCAAGACGGCACCGGTAGTATGGGAGCCAGCTTAGCCGCCACCGGTGCTGGTGCAGCTGCTGGTGCTATTATTGGTAGTGTAGTACCTGTGATTGGTACTGCTGTGGGCGGTGCCATTGGTGGCGCTCTGGGCTTCTTGGGATACGAAATGCTTGGAGGCGGTGAAACCAAAGACGCTGCCACTGCTGGTGCTAAAAAAGAAGCCGGGGGACGTGCTGACGGTAGCTTGGGTGCAGTGGGCAAACTGATCGAAGACTTTGGCAAAGGCACTCCCATGATGTTGCATGGTCGTGAGGGTGTTATCACAGAAGACCAGTTAAAACAATTTGGTGAGTCAGCAATGAAGATGGGTCGCCAAACAGTCAACATCACAGGTGAACTGGGCGGCCGCGCTAGAGTGCTGGGCCAACCCGATGAAAAGATCAATCAGTTTATTAGACAAACCAGAGAAGTGCTCGACGAACAAGTTGATATTGAAAAAGAGTCACTTGACCTCAAAGAAGATGCGCTGGATTTCGAGTATCGGCAAAAAATTGTCCTGGAGATGCTGGCCAAGCAAGAACAAGAACAGGCCAAATTGGGCATCAAACAACAAAAGGATTTTAACAACACCCGAGACCAGTTATACGATGATATCCTAGCTGAAATCAAGAAAACCGGTGAGATAATTGCGCCCAAAGATCAAACTTATGGCCCCGGTGGTGTACTTGGATCCATAGTAGACAAAATTTCTGGGGCATTTAGTTCCTTAGTGGGCGGTGGCCAAGCAAGAAGCGGTGGCGGTGGTGCTCCGGCTGGTGGCGGTGGCGGTGGTGCTCCGGCTGGTGGCGGTGCCATGGCCCCGGGACGCAGAAATGGAGTTATCAGTGGCGCCAGTCCTGCTGGATCAGCAGGCAGTGCCGGCGGTGGATCAGATTCTCCCTTGGCAGGTGGTGCACCTCCATCGGGCGATGTAGTCAGCAAATTGCTGGACTATATTGGTAAAAAAGAATCAAATGGCAATTACAACATCCTGGTAGGAGGTAAAACCAATCCAGATCTTACCAGCATGACCATAGCAGAAGTTTTGGAGTTCCAGAAGCAAATGCTAGCCAATGGACACGAATCAACAGCAGTGGGCAAGTATCAAATTATAAACGGCACACTTAAAAGCCTTATCAAACAGGGTTTTGCTGATGTCAATGACAAATTTGATGCCTCCACGCAAGACAAATTGGCAGTTGGATTACTAAAACGTCGTGGACTCGATGATTACATGTCTGGCAAGCTAGATGCCAACACATTTGCAGACAAGTTGTCCATGGAATGGGCCAGTTTGCCTTATCACACTGGACAGAGCTACTATGCCGGGGTTGGAAGCAACAAAGCCGGAGCCAGTCGTGATCAATTTATGTCTTCGGTGTTTGCCAAGGCCGGCGGTATATTTTCAGGACCCATGAGTGGTTACCCAGCCACCTTGCACGGCACAGAAGCAGTTATACCACTTAATGACGGACCAGTGCCAGCAGAAATTCCCAGAATGGATACCTTGATTGAACAAAACAAGGGTGTGCGCGATGAAATGGTATCCTTGCGTGATGAAATGAGCAAGATGATGACCAATTTAACACAGGTTCTTACCGAAAATAAAGATTCGCCCATACAACAGGAAATGCTTTCGGCTCTGCAAAACATTGCACGCAGTCAAAATATCACGGCTGATGCCAGCACTAAATTAGTTCGCGCTGCAGTGAACTAGCAATAAATAATACACCATGGCAGATCAAAACAAACAAGGCTGGCGCAAGTATTTCAAAGTGGCCGACACCACCGGTGTCATGAGTCCAATTTCAGGAGGCAATCAATTTGGTCTCCCTGGTTACGGTCGCAACGATGGCGGCTACAGTGGCATGCCACCAGACTTTGTGTTTCGCAACTATGCCAGCCGATTGCCCGAAGTTTATTCAGGTCATCCCAACCGCATACAACGCTACAATCAGTACGAAAACATGGACATGGACAGCGAGATTAATGCCTGCCTGGACATCATAGCTGAATTCAGCACTCAGATAAATGAGTCAAACAACACACCGTTTGACATATACTACAACGACAAACCCACGGATCATGAAGTAGACATCATCAGCAAACAACTACAACAGTGGGTCAAACTCAACAAGTTGGATCAGCGCATTTTCAAGCTGTTCCGCAACACCATCAAGTATGGTGATCAAATTTTTGTGCGTGACCCAGAAACATTTGAAATGTACTGGGTTGACACCAGCAAGTTGTCACGTGTGATTGTGAATGAAAGCGAAGGCAAACGTCCTGAGCAGTATGTGATTCGTGATATCAATCCCAACTTTCAAAACATGAGTGTGGCACAAAAAACCACCACAGACTACATGACCAACCCGGTCACCGGATCAATCACCGGCGCCGCCAACTACACCATGCCCAACGGTGGCACTGGTGGCGGAGTGGGCAACAGCAGATTCATGACAGCCATGAATGAAACCTGTATTGATGCCAAGCACGTGATACATCTCAGTCTCAACGAAGGTCTGGATGTGTTTTGGCCGTTTGGCCGTAGTGTGCTAGAACAGATCTACAAGGTTTTTAAACAAAAAGAACTATTAGAAGATGCAGTTTTGATCTATCGTGTGGCACGTGCTCCTGAGCGCAGAGTGTTCAAGATCGACGTGGGCAACATGCCATCGCACCTGGCCATGCAGTTTGTTGAGCGGGTCAAAAACGAAATGCACCAGCGCAGAATACCCACAGTGACCGGCGGCGGCGCCAACATGATGGATGCCAGCTACAATCCACTCAGCATCAACGAAGATTACTTTTTCCCACAGACTGCCGAAGGTCGCGGCAGCTCAGTTGACACTCTTCAGGGTGGGCAAAATCTAGGTGAAATTGACGACTTGAAATACTTCAACAACAAGATGGCTCGCGGCTTGCGTGTGCCCTCTAGCTACTTGCCCACAGGTCCAGATGACTCAGATCGTGCCATGAACGACGGCAAAGTAGGAACAGCACTCATACAGGAATACAGATTCAATCAGTACTGTGAACGTCTACAGACGGCTATTGTGCAGAAGTTGGATGATGAATTCAAGATGTTTTTGAAATGGCGCGGGTTCAACATAGACAGCAGTCTGTTTACTTTAAAATTCAATCCACCACAGAACTTTGCTTCATATCGGCAAAGCGAGTTAGATAATACTAGGATTAGTGCATTTGCACAGTTAGAGGCACTGCCCTACATGAGCAAGCGTTTTATGTTGCAACGCTTCTTGGGTTTAACCGAAGAAGAGATCAAAAAGAACGAAGAACTCTGGGAAGAGGAACGTGAAAATCCTGAACTGCAAACGGCAGCCGGACAAGATCTACGCAGTGTTGGAATTACACCGGGCGGCCTAGAAAGTGATATTCAAACCGGCGAGGAAGTGGCTGGCATGGATCAATTTGGCGGTGCACCGGCCACAATCGGTGCTGAAACACCGGGTGCCTTGAGTCCAGGTGGTGTGTTACCTGCCAGTGGAGCGGCTCCTGCCACCACGCCAGGTGCATAAATATCAATATGTTGCTACAAGAATTCTGGAAAAAAGAACCTGAAGCCTATCAGGACTTGACGCAAGACAACAGCCAAGTTCAACTTGGCGATTTGCGCAAAACACGTCTCACTCTAAGACAGATCAACAAGTTGCGCAAGATGAACGACGTTAGAACATACGAGTACAAAGAAAAACTCAAAAAAATACGCACTCAGTACGCACCCCCTCCAGCTCCCATAGCCTAGTCTCTTATGATTTGACTTCTTGGTCAAATATCTGCCTTTTTCTACCGATAAACATGTAGTTTTTTGACTACTTCGTAAATAAAAGCACACTTTACCTATAGGAGTTTTCATATGAACCGTTTTGAACAATTGATCGAATATGTGATCAATGATGAAGAGGCGAAAGCCAAAGAACTTTTCCATGACATAGTAGTGGAAAAAAGCCGCGAAATCTACGAAAATCTCATGCAAGAAGAAGCTGAGGAAGATCTTGATGAAGCCAAGCACGAAGAAGATGAAGAAGAGCTTGACGAAGCCAAGCACAAAGATGAAGAAGAATTAGACGAATCCGCCGAAGAAGACATCGAAGAAGGCGCCATTGGCGGCGACGCTGCTGATGACTTAATTGATGATGTTGAAATGGAAGAAGAAAGCGACATCAACATGGAAGCCGAAGGTGAAGATGAAGCCGAAGGTGAGGAAGATCACCATGCTGACGTCGGCGGCGAAGAAGAATTAGAAGATCGTGTCATGGATCTAGAAGACAAACTAGATGAACTCATGGCTGAATTTGAACAGTTAATGGGCGACGACACAGAAGGTGACGGCGATGATTTTGGTGCTGACGAAGGCGGCGACGCTATTGAAATGGACGACACCGAAGAAATGATGCCTGAAATGACAGCTATGCCCATGGAAGAAGCCATCAGTTTAAAGGCCGCTCCTAAACCAACAACCAGCGAAGAAGGTAGTGTTAACAAGAAAAGTGTAAACGCTGACAACGCAGGTGCCACAGGAATGGCAGCCAAGCCAGTGCATCCAACCGGTACAGAAGCCAAAGGACGCCCAGCACCATCAACCAAGGACTTGATCAGTGATTTTCAGAACAAGGCCGGCGCCAGCATGAAAAGTCAAACAGCGGCTCCCAAGCCCGTGACAGCTCAAGCCAGCGGTGTTAATGCACGTACACCATTTCCCAAAGGTTAATACGTAAATGTCATCGCGTTACCTAAGAGAAGATTTAACTTTCCACCAGGCCAATATTCAAGTTTTAGAAGAAGCTGATGCGGCCACTGGTGGCAAAAATCTCTATCTCAAAGGAATTTGCATTGAGGGCGACAAGCGCAATGCAAACGAGAGAATTTATCCAAGACATGAAATTATCAAGGCAGTTGAAACCATCAACGAACAGATCCGTAACGGTAATTCCGTTTTAGGTGAAGTAGACCACCCAGATGACTTAAAAATCAATCTGGATCGTGTGTGTCACAGCGTCGAATCGATGTGGATGGATGGACATGCAGGTTGCGGCAAAATGAAAATATTACCCACTCCCATGGGAAATCTTATCAAAACATTGTTGCAAAGTGGTGTCAAACTGGGCGTAAGCAGCCGTGGTAGTGGAAATGTCGATGATAGAACCGGACACGTTAGTGACTTTGAAATAGTCACTATTGATGTAGTTGCTCAACCCAGCGCACCAAATGCGTACCCACAAGCGATCTATGAAGGGCTTATTAACATGAAGCATGGTCATAAGATTTATGAAATGGCTCGCGAAGCTGGAGTGGACAACAAAGTACAGAGATATCTAGCTGAGGAAGTACAACGCCTCATTAGAGATCTCAAAATTTAGGAGAACCAGGAATGTTTGATGCAATTAAACCCTTGCTCGACAGCAACCTGATCACGGAAGAAGTCGGTAAGACTTTGAATGAAGCATGGGAAGCCAAGCTAAACGAAGCTCGTGAACAGATCAGTGCAGAACTCCGCGAAGAGTTTGCACAACGCTATCAGCATGACAAAACAGTAATGGTAGAAGCCCTAGATAAGATGGTAACAGAAGGTCTGGCAGAAGAAATCAAAGCCGTGAATGCTGAAAAGCAAGCACTGGCCGAAGATCGTGTCAAATTCCAAGTCAAGATGAAAGAAAGTGCCACCAAGTTCAACAACTTCTTGGTCACTAAGCTTGCTGAGGAAATTGGCGAACTACGCCGTGATCGTCGCACACACACCGAAGGTCTAGCCAAGCTAGAAGGATTTGTGGTGCAGGCCCTGGCCCGTGAAATTCAAGAATTTGCACAAGACAAACGTGATGTAGTAGAAACCAAGGTACGCCTGGTTCGCGAAGCACGTGGCAAACTTGAAAATCTCAAAGCACGTTTTGTAAAAGAAAGTGCAGAGAAAATGAGCCAAGCTGTTAGCCGTCATTTAAAGGCCGAACTAACACAATTGCAAGAAGACATCAAAGTTGCTCGTGAGAACAATTTTGGTCGTCGGATCTTTGAAGCCTATGCAGCTGAATTTGGTGCCACGCATCTCAATGAGAATGCCGAAGTACGCAAGTTATCACAGTTACTGGCCGACAAGGATCAAAAATTGGCGCAAGCCATTGAACTCACCGAGAAAGCAAAAGTTGTCGTTGAGTCAAAAGAACGCGAAGTACGCATGCTTAAAGAAAGCAATGAGCGTGAAGCTACCATGCGTGAACTGCTGGCCCCATTGAACCGGGAAAAAGCCGAAGTCATGCGTAATTTGCTCGAAAGTGTTCAAACTCCTCGTTTGAAAGGTGCTTTCGAAAAATATCTACCAGCTGTATTGGAAGATCGTTCTGCAAAAGCCACCAAAGTGATTGCTGAATCAGTTTCCGTAGCTACTGGTGATAAAACTGTTCCGAACCAGCAAGAAGAAGATCGCGAAAGCGCAAGCAACGTTATCGACCTCAAGCGTCTGGCAGGGCTTTAATTTTATTTAGGAGACTTAAATGTCACAAGAACTATTAGAAAGTCGTTGGGATGAAACCAAAGAGGCCCTTCTCGAAGGCCTGTCTGGTACCAAACGCAACAGCATGAAAGTTATTCTTGAAAATACACGCAAGTATTTGAAAGAGAACGCAAGTGCAGGTAGTACAAGTTCTGGCAACATCGCTACATTAAACCGTGTGATTCTGCCAGTAATCCGTCGTGTAATGCCAACAGTTATCGCTAACGAGTTGGTTGGTGTTCAGCCAATGACTGGCCCAGTTGGTCAAATCCACACATTGCGTGTACGTTATGCACAGAGCTTGACAGACAACAGCGCAGCCGCTACAAGCGTCACAGCTGGTCAAGAAGCTTTGAGCCCATTCACAATTGCAACTGCTTATTCTACAGTGCCCAAAGACACTGATACAACAACCAGTTACAACGGTGGAAACACAGCTACCATGGAAGGTACTGGCGGTAAGCAAATTTCCGTACAGATCCTCAAGCAAGCTGTTGAAGCCAAGACACGTAAGTTACAAGCTCGTTGGACATTTGAATCTGCACAAGACGCACAAGCCATGCATGGTATTGACGTTGAA